TTGAGCCCCAGCTCCGCGGCTGCTACCGCCCGTATCCCATTGTGCTTGCGTAACGTCTCGAGTATCTGATCGTCCGTTGCCTTTGCGGCTACCACAGCATCACCTTTTGCGAGTTACTTTGATGCCGAGTTCCTTTCGGCGCTCTGCTGTCCGGGCATCGTCCCTAACAGCAGTCCATTCCAAATGCCCGTCAATGAGCCTGTATTGTTCTTTATGGGTGAGCGCGCAATCGCAGCACTCGGTGTAGGTGTATCCCTTTACGCGGTACCAGATTCCGTCGTACATCTGGACGACAGGTACATTCGCATCTCGTCTTGCCTTCGAGCCACCAGCCCGGGCAGAACTTTTCCGCCGCCTTTTGTCCACTTCATGAACTCCTGCGCAGCGCCCCAGAAGTCGCCGCGGTTATGTTTCATGCGCAATGAAGAGCGTTGCAGATTTCCGAGGCCCACGTTGAAAGCAAAGGAACAGAGGCTGTCGAACTGGCCTTGACGATCAGGAGCAACAGCGCAATATCGGGCCACGCCGCGCTCAAATCGCGCAAGGTCTTTAGCGAGTAGATCGTCCACTTCAGCCATAGACCAAACACGGTCGTCCTCGGGTTTTAACGGATAGTCCCGGCGCAGAGGAAAGTTGCCATTGTCTGCCGTTCTGACCACCGGCAACCGAGCCTGCTCCGGGTACAGAACATGGCCAACTCCCACCGTCCAAAGCTTGGCGGGGCAAAGATACGGTCGCAGGCGTACTCCTTCGTGATGCTTGATCGCGGCGAGCGCCTGCTCGCTTATGTTCATTTCTTAAATGCTTGCGTCCCAAACCAAAATGCAATGATGCTCGAAAGGATCAACATTTCATCTTCGCCGAACACATTTTCCATAGCCACGGCAAACGGGATGCCGGTGCTATATGCGTACCATACACCAGTTGCATTCAAAACAACAAGTTCCAGCACAAAGATATAAGTCACTACAGGTCTAACCGAGGCCCGCAGGTTGATGATCCATTGGCTGGCACCTTTGCCAATTTCCATGTCGTGGGCGTACAGAGCTGACCGCTCCTGCGCCTGTGTCTGCATGGCTACCTGCTCGGATTTGATCTCTTCAACCCGCTCCTGCGAGGCAAACCCCTTGGCCGCCATCTCAAGCTCTTTCTCCTTCTGGATGCGCAGGATCGAAAGCTCATGCGACTTGTCTTGCTTATCTTGGAAGAAGTCGAGAATCTTCGGGAGGCCGCCAGCAAGGAACGACAGAAAGGTTGAGAGCATTGTCATCATTTGGCGCGCTCCTCGAGCAGTTTGGTTCGCACTTGCAAATCATGGATATCGTCCATGATCTCGTCTTTCAGTTGCTGCCGCCGAGACGCGCTAATTGGGCTGTCGGTCGGCACCCCGTCCTCGGTGATCAAAATTGGGATCTTGCTCTCAATAGCGATCAGCCGATTGTTAAACGAGGCAATCTCGGTCAGAAGCCAGCCGACCGCGGCCAACAGAACCGGGAACAGCATATCCACAATTTTCTGCATATTCATTTATCGGCCTTCTTGTTCAGCAGGTCGAATAGGGTCTTCATCTTGTCCTCAAGGACAGCGACACGCAGATCTAGCTTCGACAGCACAATGATCAGCGTAATCAGCGCAAGAATGACGGGCCATGCTCGAGTAAAGATCTCAAAAAGATCCATGCTACTTATCCGCTTTGGTAGTCGAGAGCTGGTTGATCAGATTGAAAATGTCGTCAAGGGTTCGGCGAATGTGCTGCACATCGTCCCGATAGTCAGCCTTGGTGACGTACATATGCGGCAGATTGCGCACATCCCGGTCGAGCTTCTCGATTGAACGGCTGATGCTGTTCAGAATCCAGCCGACCATAAAGCCAGACGCGCCGACCAGAATGTTGAACATCATCTGCGCATCCATCGTCACACTCCCGGGATAGCTCTACGCGGAGCCGATGCCGCAATCTGTTCGGCCTTGGCAAATCGTTCAGCGGCCTGCCCAGCGATCGGAGCGGCAGCTAGCAGGGCTTGGGTCTGCTCGGCCTGTGCCTCGGCAGCGTCCATGCCCTCGAGTTCCTCATCGGTGCGCAGCGCCTTGGCAGGCACACCATTGGCCTCGGCAATCAGCTTGATGGCCTCATCCGCATTGATGCGACGCAGCACCGACATATCGCCAGATACTTGCGCAACCGGCAGCATGGCCTCAATCGTGCGCAGGATGCCCGCAGCCTCTTCGGTCTTCATCAGGCGAGCCAGCGGCCCCTGATACTTCGGATAGATCTCGCCACCAGATGACAAGTAATCAAGCAGGGCAGGCGGCGGTTCCGGCAGCGCAAAGCTCGCCGAGAGCAGGTCAAGCTCGCGGTCAATGATCGGCCCCAAGAACTCTGATTGTTGGCGACCCATCGTCGGCCCAAGCAGAGCGCCCTTCTCTTGCGCGCGCTGGAGAACCTCGGTCGCAGTCATTGTGCGCGGGCTCTCAACAAGGATCTGGAACAGCGTCACCAAGAACGAATCGTTCACAGCTCGGCGCTTTTGATCGGCCATCTCGATACCGATCGGCAAGTTGCCGCCCGTCATCAGAGGCTGCACCAGCGGCGTACCGTCGTCACGCAGGTATCCGTAGTTCAGCGCATTGGGGCGCACAGAGAAAGCGTTCAAGGCTCCCTCTTCCGTCAGGATGAGCGGCGGATCAACCATGCGGTGCGCCATACGGAGCATGGTCTTTTCCATCTCTTGCAGGGACTTGATGTCGGCCAGAGCCTCCATCGCAGGAGAACGCCCATAAATCTCACGCGGGCCGGTGACATACCGACCGACCGCATACGGCATCGAACGGAAACCGCTGTCCTCGAGCAGCACCTGCCCCTCGCGGGAGACGTAGCGCGACAGATAGCGCATCCCATCCTGCCCGGCCATGCCTTCCTTGTAATCCGTGTTCGGGCGAACGCAATGTACAAACTCGAACATCGTGTTCGGCGCGCTCTTGGCCTGCTCGACAATGCCGCGGGGCAGCTTTCCAGCCCACCCCGGGATCTGGATCGCTTGGCGCGCAGACAACTGGAACGAGCGATAGACCGTATCCACGCGCCCGGTGTGATCAAGATCGATCACCAATTCGGACATAGCGACGGCTCTGTAACGCAGCGTGACGCCCGGGATCTCATCGACAAACAGCGCCGATGTGCCGAATGCGCCGAGGCTCATGTAGCACTCGAAAGCCTGCGAGGCAAAGTTAGCCGATGGGGCATACCGCTGGCGGAACATGATGTCGCGCACGGCATCGCACCAGCGTTGCACCGCTACGTCATCGTCCAGCTCGGGGATACCAGTACGCAGCCCGTGCCACAACTGGGTCGCTGGGGTCAGCATCGAATCCATCGCAGCAGCGAATCGCGGCAGAGCGCGCTGGGCAGTCGAGTCGAAGATCTTTTCCGATCGCTTCTCGCCCGGTGTGCGCCAGCCTGTCATCTCGGCCATCGTCGCCCATACGCGCTCGGCGACTTCCTGCCAATGGTTTTCCCATGTGCCACGCGCGCCTTTGAGACGATCGTAACCCTCGAGGACTTCAGCAGCGCGTGAGTCAGCCATGATTTACTCCGTTATCGCTTCGGAACCGGAAGTTCCGACTTCGGCATCCAAGGCAATTTTACTTCCGTCTTCGGCACCGGCTGGCTGTCGATCTGCTTCTTGACCTGCGCTTCATACGCAGCCACAGCCTCGCCGAGGACTTCCTTCACCCATGCCACAGCCTGATCGTGCTGAACGGCATCAAAGGCTGTAAAGGCATCAGCGTTTGGCGCAAGCAATGTTACCTCGCCGTTGGCAAACCCGTTTCGCCCTTGGTCGCTGTCAGACACCTCGAACCGTGCCTTAACAATGACGCCAGTTAGGTCGCCAACATCCTGCACTTCAATGTGCGAAACCTTCCAGTTAGCCATTAGATTGGCGCTCCCTCAATCGTAATATCGAACTCGTTACTTACCGCAGCAGAAGCGGTCACGGGTGTAGGCTCGAAAACCATTTCCGGCACATCGCTTTCTGGCAGCGTCACAACGTACTCACATTCTACCCAAGCCATCTCGCCGTGGTTCCAGTTCCATTGAAAGCCGGGGCGATCCTCGGGCTTCGGGTCACGCACCACCCACTCGGCGTTCTCCCACCGGACTTCCTTGCCTTCCGGTGCTTCCGGCTTGGCGGGAACCTCGTACCAACCCTTGTTGTTGTCGATCTGCTCAACGGGGTAGTGGCCTTTGAAACTATAAAGCGTCATGGGTTATCTCACAGAAGCGGGAACGCCGCAGTCGGGGCGGTGAAGTTAGCGGTGTAGCGGGCAACGCCTTTGGTGATGCGAAGGTCTTGCATAAATCCGTTCCAAGCCCATGTTGAGCCATTTTGCACGCCGATATACAAAATTTTCGAAGATGAGCCAATAGAATTTGAATTTGAGTAACTTCCGACGCTTGACCCGTTTATGTACAGCGTAACCGTTGACCCATTTCTAACAGCGGCAAAGTGATACCAAGTGTTAGTTGTAATGCTGGCAGAATAAAAACTTGTTCCGGCAGTAGTTAAAAACCGAATATTTCCGTTGTTTTCAATTTGAATTAGCCATTCATCCGATGTCCCGGTAGTCCAAGTGCCACCCAAAACGTAATACTGATTTACAAAAGAACTGAGTCGGAACCAACCCTCAATAGTAAAACTGCCAGTTCCAAAATTGATGTTTTGGCTATAAGGATTGGTCAGCCAATCACCCGTCC